ACGGAGGCGCGTCTTGATGAACGTGTCGTATTGCTCGTGGGGATATGCCGGGTCCCACTTCTCGAATTTCAGACCGGGCGACTGCGACAAATCCTCGATGAGACCCGGCTCGGCGTCCATCGCCTTGTCGCCACCCTCGGCGGCGTCGTAGCCCTGCTCGCCGGTGTAGGGAGCGCCGGCCTCGTTGTAGTCGCGCGTGATGAAACCCATTTTGGCCGCACCGGTGCGCGCGGCGACGATGGCGGCTTCGTCGTAGCCGTTCAGCATGTTCAGGTCGCGCATGATGGCGCAGAGCCATGTCACGTCGCGAACCTGCGTGATGCGCGTGCGGTGGAACGGGTGCAGGTATTCGGAGGCCGGGTGGCGCTCGGACCAGTAGCCTTGCGCGTTCCACCACTGTTGGTCGCCAGGATACTCCTTCAGCATCCAGTAGGCGGTCGGGCGCATCCAGTTGTTCACCTCGACGCCCATGCGAACCTGCGCCTTGACCTTGCTGTCGCCGTCCTTGCGCAGTTCGTTGCGGAGGTCGTCGCACAGGTCGGCCTCGATGAGTTGGAGGGCGAAGCCGAAATCGTTGACGCTGCTGTCCACCACCCAGCGCGTGAACATGTCGCCGTCGCGCGCGGTCGAGCGGAGCGCGAGCCGACCGCCTTCGTTCAGCGTCATGTCGCCGGTCACGAACGGATTTTTCTTCCATTCGGTGTAAGCCTGCTCGATGGCGAGGCAGTCGTTCGCGTCGAGATTGAAAACGGTCTTGCCGTCTTTCGAGCGCCATTCGCCGGCCAGCGACGAGAACGCCATCCCGTGATGATCGTAAATGTTATCTTCGAGGCGCGACAGGTAGTGACGAGAATACGGCTCGTTGCGTTCGAGTTCGCGGGCCCGATTGCGGATGAGGCGAATGCGCGTCCGCATTTCGGCGTCGCCGGTCGTGAGCGGGCCAAGAAAATCTTCGGTGAGGCGGTCAACGACGGCCCCGGCGTAGCTGCGCTTCTCGACGCGCGGGAGCGTCTTCAGGTTGAACCGCGGGCCGCTCGCGAGCGCCACCTTGCGTGTCGGCTGCGGTGCGCCGAACGCGCTTATCGCTGAACCGACTCGTTGGAGGAAGGAGGGCATGTTGCAGTTTCAGAAAGGACGAACGAGGAATCGCGCACCCATTCGAGTTTCTTGTTGTGAGGATTGCGCAGGAAGGTGCCGAAGTTGGTTACGACGCCCGAGGCGGAGCGGCCTTTCCATTCGTCGAGAATGCGCGTCTCGATGACCATGCCCGACGGCCCGTTGATGAATCCCGGTTTCATTGGCCATAGTAGCCGTAGCCGCCGCTGTTCGGCCAGCCCACGGAATTCATCGGTCGGAAGCGCACGCCGATCTTGTTGCCCGCGCCCAATCCCGCGTCGAGTCGCTTCTGATACTGTTCGCGCCGGACCTCGGACTTGAATTTCTCGCGCATCTGGAACAACTCGGAAATGTTCGCCAGCGAGTAAGCCTGCCCGTTGAGCGTCGCACTGCTGATCGTGCGCGTGTTGAGCTTGGAAATCGTCTGCTCGATGAGCGCGAGCTGTTGCGACGCCCAACTGCGCGGGTCGATGCCCTGCGGCTTGCCGGCGAGGTTTTCGCCCACCGTCAGCGTCGGGAACGCGCACCGCACTTCCACGCGCTGCGAGGCGTCGTTTGTCTCGACGTAGGCTCCAATCGCGTATTCGCCTGCGGCCCAATTCGCCGTCACGTTGCTGTTGAGCAAAACGCTGTAAACGCCCGCATTCGCCACCGCGTTGAACCGATAGAAATTCGCCTTGTTGCGAATCACGTAGAACAGATTCCACTCGGGCGAATTGTAGGAATCGACGGAACGCGTCCATGCCCGCGTGTCGCCTGCCGCCAGGGCTTCCGGTTCGCGGCAAAGATATGGAATGGACGCGCTCAATGGGTTCTTGGCGCACCTCAACCAAAAAACGGCGGCAACGCAAGATTCCCTTGCGCACCGTCGACGCGTCGGCCTACCTCAAATTGCCATGAGTAAACCAATGCGCGCCAAGATGGCGATTCAGACCATTACCAAGGATGCTTGGAATGAGATCGTGGAGATGAGCGCGGTTTACGGGGGATCGACCAACGACGAAGATAATTCGTTCGCGAAGACGACGCCCTCGGGAACCGTGAAACTCCAGATCGCGAATAAGGAACTGCACGGGGCTTACAAACCGGGCGACGTGTTCTACGTCGATTTCACCCCGGTTCCGAAGACCTGAGCGGTTTTGATTATCGCACGAGCGCGAAAGCGCCTGACCCCGGCGGTTCCGAAAGGAAGTCGGGGTTTTTAACGCCAGCGCCCGACGAACCCGCCACCCATCCGCCGCGGGCGACGCGCGATCATCATTTCCGTGTAATCGATCGGTTTGGGCGGGGCGGGCGGTTTCGGCGGCTCGGGCACGGCCGGCGCGGCGCTCGCCACGCCCTCCGCCTTCGTTTCCGCCACCGCGGCCTTCAATTCCTCGCGCGACATGGGCTTTACCGTCACAGCCGGCGTTCGCCGATGCGCGCGGCGCTGCTCGGGCTTCGCCTCCGCCTGTTCCTCACTCTTCGGCTCCGTGGTCTTGGTTGCCTGCTTTTTCATATTTTCGGAGAGTTTGTTCCACGCAATCGGGAACAGGCTGTTGAGCGCGGCCAGGTTGTAAACATTCAGGTCGAGCGCCTCGTTGCGCACGCTGTTGTTGTCCTTCTCGAAAATGAAATAGGGCTTCCCGAACGAGTATTTGACGAAACGCTTCTCCGCCGCGAACTGCGCGAAATAATTGGCGTCGTAGCCCCACTCCTTCAGCGCGAAGTGCATGGCGCGCGGCCCGCTCTCCAACTCGATGCGGTCGTGCAGCATGGTCTTCGCCTCGGTCACGCCGACGTTCCAGTGCGGGATTCGCGCCTTGTTGTTCTTCGACGGCTTCGCCGGCAGCAGCGGCGGGATGTTCAGCCCAACGCGATTCACGCCGCGGCACGGATACACCCCGCGGCCAATCCGCGGCGCGCAGAATGTCAGCACCCGTTTCGAGCTGAACCCCATGTCGATGAAGCAACGCGAACATTTCAGCTTCACGCCATCCTCGCGCTCGAACTCGCGCAACAATTCCTCGTCGAGCGACGCCCACACTTCGTCTTTCCGTGTGTCGCCGTAGAGCACTTTCTTCTGAATGCCCCAACATTCCTCGCCTTTGCCCCAGCCCTTGAATTCCAGCTCGATGCGGTCCCCATGCACGTCCGCCGCCGCCGTCACGATCAACACGCCTTCGGGCAGCATGTCCGGCTCATAGTGCTCCAATCGGTCGGCCAGCGCGTCCGCGTCAATCTTCGAGGCCGCTTCCTCGTAAGTCTCCGCCAGGAACGTGTTCGTCCACACGCGAATGCTCTCCGGTCCTTCGTCCTTCGCCTTCAGGAACTCGACCGCGAATTGCTCGATGCGGTTCGCGTAGCCCTTATGCGCCGGGAACAGCGTGTTGATGCCATTCAGCCAGTATCCGCGAATCCCGTTGAACACCGCGCCGGCCACCCATCGCCCCTTTTTCACCATTTCGCGCCGCTCCTCGTCGTGAATCGCACCCTTGCAGCACGGGCACTCGATGAACGCCTCACGCGGCTTCCCTTCCGGCCACGTAACCTGCGCCCACAGGAAAACGAACTCCTTCCCGCAACCCTTGTGCTTCACATGCCACTTCCGCCGATCCGACAATTCGTAAGCCTTTTCGATGCGCGACAGCCCTTTCGTCGTCGGCGTGCTCGTTTTCACCTTCACCGCGTTCGGGAACGTCTCCGCGCGCTTGTCCGCCAGCGCGCACGGATCGCCTTCCGTCCCGGCTGACAGCGGGAAGCGGTCAATCTCGTCCTGCTGGATGACGCGCCGCGGCCTCCCCGCCAGCCCGCTCGGCGCATTCGCCCCGACCAGCGCGAAATTTCCGCCCGGATACCGTTTCGACAAAATCTTGTTCCCCGAGTCCCGCGACCGCGGATCGCGCACCACGCGCCGCAACGCCGGCGACTCCCGAATCATCGGCGCAATCCGCTCCTCCGAATACTCTTTCGCCCGGTCCACCGTCGGCTGAACCATTAACTGCGGCCCTGGGTCCGCCTCCATGTGGAACGCCGCCCGATTATTCACGATCTCCGACTTTCCGAGCTGCGCGCCCCACATCAGCACGGTCTCCACGACACCCGGTTCGTCCGGCGCGTCCTGCGGCTCTTTCTGGTAAGCGAAGGTTTTCCACTTCCCGGCCGCAAATGAAGTCTCCGACGACAGCACGCGATGCTTCTCCGCCCATTCGCTGTTCGACATGACCACGGGCGGACGCAGCCCCGCGAAGATCGCGCGCCACAGCAACTCAACCGGCGTCGGCTTAGGCGCTGTTTTCGCTCGGGAGGTCGTCAACGGCGTCTTCGGCTGCGTCAGTGTCATCTTGTTGTTCGGCCTGCGCGAAGTCCGTTTCGCCCAACGCCGTTAAATCCGCCAGCAATGTCTTCTTTTCGTCGTCCGGCAACGACGACGCGAGAATCCGCTGCCGCACCGCGAACGCCGCCCGCTGCGCCACGAAGCACGCCGCCTCCACGTCGATCAATTTCCCTTCCGTCTTCGCATTCTTCAACTGCGCGGCCTTCACCATTTCCACCGCCAGCTTCGTCCGCTCGCCCTTCGCGTCGCCATACATCGCAATGCAAATCTGCCGCGTCGTGTAACACCCTGCTTCGTCTTCCTTCTGCCCCGCCTCGGCCAATTTCCGCCGCAATGTCGCGCGCTCAATCCCGAACTCGGCTTCCGCCTTGCTCAGATTCCACGAAATCAACTTCACCTTACGCATGAAGCGTATTTACACAAAAGTCTGCCGCTAGTTGCAAGCCGGAGTCATCACTGCC